ATCGCGGTCGATGGACGGATCGACTACCTGTCGCTCGATCTCGAGCCTCCGCAGCTCACGCTTGCCGCGCTCTGCGAACTCCCGCTGTCGAAGGTTCGGTTCTCCGTGATCACCATCGAACACGATGCGTATCGTGGATTCGATTCGATCCGCACGGCCATGCGCGCGATCCTGCTCGAGCATGGATACGTTCGCGTAGCCTCGGACGTGAAGGTGCATGGCTTGCCGTTCGAGGACTGGTGGATCGATCCGAAGGTGATCGATGCTGATCAGGCGACCGTCTGCGCTAACGAGATCATTTACGCTAGCACCGCAGAAATCACGAACGAGAAGACCCCGATTGCCTAATCCAAAGGCTCATCTCGACCTCAAGCAGATCGAGGCAGCGGCTTCGATCGGATGCACGCGCGAGGAGATCGCGGTGATCGTCGGCGTGTCGGCGAAGACGCTCCAGCGTCGCGAGGAAGCCAAGGAAGCCATCGCGAACGGTCAGGCTCGTATGCGCGCATCGCTGCGCCGGCTGCAATGGACAAAGGCCAAGGAAGGCAACGTCACGATGATGATCTGGCTCGGCAAGCAGATCCTCGGACAGAAGGACCGCGTTGAGGAGACGCACCGCGAAGAGGTAGTCGAGATCGAGCGCATCGCACCGAAGCAGAAGGACTGATTGAAGGTACGGATACCGTCCATCGAATCGGTCCTGCACTCCTCCCAGCGCGAGGTGTATTCTTCGCTCGCGCGATTCAACGTCCTTGAGATCGGTCGCCGATGGGGAAAGACCACGTTCGGTCAGCAGATCGCGATCGACGCGGCGATACAAGGAAGGCTAGTCGGATGGTTTGCACCGACGTACAAGTTCCTTGCCGAGCCGGTGCGTGAGTTCGAGCGCGCTCTAAAGCCGATCATCGCTCGACTCGACCGAGTCGAGAAGCGCATCGAACTGAAGACGCGCGGCGTGATCGACTTCTGGACGCTAGACGATCGCGATTCCGGTCGCGGTCGATCATATGACCTGGTCGTGATAGATGAGGCTGGCTTCGCTCCTGATCTGCTTGAGTCATGGCGCGCATCGATCTATCCGACGCTTGCTGACCGCCGTGGACGCGCTCTGTTCCTAGGTACTCCGAAGGGGACAGGCGACTTTCATAGGCTCTATACGCAAGCAGAGAGCGATACGAGCGGTCTATGGAAGGCGTTCCGTATCGGGTCCGCTGCGAATCCGCTTCTCGCATCGTCGGAGATCGAGATGGCTCGGAAGATGCTTCCAGACGCGATCTTCAAGCAGGAGATGGAAGGAATACCAGCGGAGGACGGAGGAAATCCATTCGGCCTCGACGCGATTCGCGCTTGCCTTGGACCGATGTCGAATGCCGATCCCGAATGCTGGGGAGTCGATCTCGCGAAGTCGCAGGACTGGACGGTCGCCATCGCGCTCGACAAGGATGGCGCAGTCTGCCGGCTCGAGCGATGGCAGACACCTTGGACGGTCACACGCGAGAAGCTCGCACGCATGATCGCCGAGAAGCCGGCGCAGATCGACTCGACTGGCGTAGGAGATCCGATCGTGGAGGATCTGCGCAAGGTCTGCCGGCGCGCGGAAGGCTTCAAGTTCACATCGCAGAGCAAGCAGCAGCTCATGGAAGGATTGCAGATCGCGATCCAGACGCAGGAGATCCGCGTACCTGACGGATGGCTTCGCGCTGAACTTGAATCGTTCGGCTTCCGATACTCAGGAAGAGGCGCAGTTGCCTATGAAGCGACGGTCGGTCACGATGACGGAGTCTGCGCGCTTGCTCTCGCGATCCTCGCTCGTAGGTCGCGCCGTCCTCTTACATTGAAGGTCATCTGAATGAACCTATACGCTCGCCTCAAGGCCGCATTCAACGTCCGTCGCTGGCAATCGTCATCCATGTCGATCCTCGCAGCCGGTCAGGATGCGAAGAGGCAGCAGTTCAGTTCGCTCGCCGGAGCGAATGCGTATCGATCTTGGATCTACGCTGCGGCAAACCTGAACGCGGTCGCCGTCGCATCGACTCCGCTGCGGCTCTATGTTCGACGCAAGCCGAACGGCGACAAGCTCTGGAAGACGGCGAGCGTGTCGCGTCGCACGAAGGCGTATCTCGCCGGTGACACGACGCACACGCCTTCGATGTACACGCTTCGCAAGGCAGCGGAATACGGAGACGATTACGAGGTTGTCACCGACAACCATCCGATCCTCGATCTTCTGTCGAAGGTGAACCCGTATCAGAACGGATACGACGCGACGGTCCTTCGCGTGCTGTATACCGAGCTCACGGGAAACGCGTACTTGCATCCCGTGATCGACCAGGTGACGAATCGTCCTGTCGAGCTATGGACGATGCCATCCCAATGGGTGGACATCGTCCCAGGCAAGGAGAAGTTCATCGAAGGCTACCTGTACGGAGCGACGCGCGAGCAGCGCAAGTTCTTCGCAGCCGACGAGGTGATTCACTTCAAGCGACCGAACCCTGCTGATCTCTACTACGGGATCGGCAAGGTTGAGGCAGCATGGGGAGCGGCGCAGATGAACGCCGCGAGCCATGAGATGGATCTCGCGTTCTTCGAGAACAAGGCTCGACCGGATTACCTTCTCTCCGTCAAGGCCGACGCATCTCCCGAGGAGCTGGAGCGGCTCGAGGTGCAGATCGATGAGAAGCTTCGCGGCTCACGTCGAACGGGACGCTTTCTGACGGCGACTGCCGACATCGACTTGAAGCCGCTCTCGTTTCCTCCGAAGGATCTCGCCGGACGCGAGACGATCGTTGAGGAGATCGCAGCCGTATTCGGTGTTCCCGTGTCGATGCTCAAGGCGAACGATCCGAACCTCGCATCGGCGCAGAGCGGCTACCAGATGTGGCGCGAGGCGACCGTGCTTCCGATGCTTCGCATGGACGAAGAGGTGCTGAATCAGAACCTCATTCCGCTGTTCAACATTCAAGACGATGCGTTCCTCGCCTACGACAGTCCCGTGATCGAGGACCGCCGGCTCGAGCTTGAGGAGCGTAGGACCGCCGTCGCTGGCGGTTGGCGCACGGCGAACGAGGCGCGCAAGGAAGAAGGCCGCGAGGCTCTGGACGATCCGAATGCCGATCGTCTGCTGATCAACGGACAGCCGCTAGGAGGTCAGCCGTCTTCGGCTGCTCCCGTTAGTCTTCCTGAACTCGGCATGGCTTCTAAAGTCGATTCCGTCGCTCAGACGGCAACGGAAAAGCCTAGCGCGGTTCATGTCTGGGGAATCGATCCAGAGCAGAAGGACTTGCTCTCAGATTGCGTCTCGTCCAAGATCCCAGACCTGATCGCGAGCGGTCATCCCCAGGCGCAGGCGATTGCGATCGCGTATTCGATGTGCGAGAGCGGAAAGAGCGCGGAAGCCGTGATCGCGGAACTCGGCATCGAGCGGAAAGACGCTCTGTCAGACTGCGTGAGCGCGAAGATTTCCAAGCTAGTCGGAGAAGGCTATCCGCAGGACCAGGCGATCGCGATCGCCTACTCGATGTGCGAAGGAAAGTCGCAGAAAGAAGCCGTCGCTGAGATGAAGGAAATCCGTGCGAAGGTGTTTGAGTTCGACATGGCAGAGATGGTCGATCTCTGCATCGTCACAAAGGACTGCGGAACCGGTGCAGGAGGATTTCAGGAAGGCAACTCATGCGGAGGAGGATCAGGAGGATCGTCTAGCGGATCTTCCAAGCCTTCCAGCTCGCGGAGCAAGCCTTCAGCATCAGCGGGAAAACCGCCAGCGGATGGACTGTCAGAACCAAAGAAGCACGACATCGCGGTTCCAGCGAACCCGCGACGGATGACCATCGACCAGTTCGATTCTGCTCTCTCCGCTCTTGGATACCAGAGCGTCAAGACGCGCATCGAGAATCCGAACAGCCGCACCGATCGCACCGTCTATCACACGGTCAAGGATCGAAACGGGAACACGGCAGAGGTCTCTCAGGACGATCTGGTCGCGACGATCTACGCGAACTCGTCTGATCCGAAACTCGCTGCCGTCAAGCCGGCGCGACGACGAAAGAAGGCCATAAGCGACATCGACACCAAGCCTCCGATGTCGGTCGCAGAGAACGCACGACGCGCTCTTGAAGTGCGCGCATCGAAGCCTCCTTCGCAGCGCGGAATGACGGAGGTAGGAATCGCTCGCGCTCGCGATCTTTCGAACCGCGTGGATCTCTCCGAGGAGACCATCCGACGCATGGTCGCGTACTTCGATCGCCACGCCATCGACAAGCAGGGATCATCATGGTCCGAGCAAGGCGCAGGATGGCAAGCGTGGAACGGCTGGGGAGGAGACGAAGGCTACGAGTGGGCCAAGCGCAAGCTCGAGGAATTCGACAGCCAGCGGACGAAGTCATGCGGCTGCGGATGCTCGGGAACCATCTCGCAGAAGGCGATGTGGGATGACTACTCCGATCCCGTCATCCGCACGAAGGCGACGCGCAAGGACACGGAGCGCAAGTACGAAGCCGCTACCAAGGACGAGGACGCGATCGGAGCAGCGGTAGACAAGGTTCTCGAGCGTCAGATCAAGGAGACGCTCAAGGCGTTGAACTCCTCCGATGCTCCGACGCAGGATCTCACGGTCAAAGTAGAGTTGATGCTGCGCTCATCGAAATGGGATCGCCAGATCGTCGAGGCTATGCGACCGTACTTGCAGGAGGCTTTGAAGCGAGGACTTATCGTCGGAACTGAGACCGTCAAGAAGCTCGCCGTCGCCGTGCCTGACTTCAATCCTCC